TGTCACCGTTGGAGGTAGCCCCTGAGTTGTAACCGTTGGAGGTAGCCCCTGAGTTGTTACCGTTGGAGGTAGCCCCTGACCTGTAACCGTTGGAGGTAGCCCCTGAGCTGTAACCGTTGGAGGTAGCCCCTGAGCTGTCACCGTTGGAGGTAGCCCCTGAGTAGTAACCGTTGGAGGTAGCCCCTGAGTTGTAACCGTTGGAGGTAGCCCCTGAGTTGTTACCGTTGGAGGTAGCCCCTGAGTTGTCACCGTTGGAGGTAGCCCCTGAGTTGTAACCGTTGGAGGTAGCCCCTGAGTTGTTACCGTTGGAGGTAGCCCCTGACCTGTTACCGTTGGAGGTATTTTCTTTTGTCCAGTTCACCCGGTCAAAGCAGAATTTTATTCCCCCCTCAATAATTTTTTTCAGGTTAACCTCAACGCCAATTTTTAATTTTGAAACTGCAACTTTTGTGTCGGAGGTGTCCTTTGACACTTTTCCGGATCCTTTGACAGAGGTGTAACGACTTGTCCCAGGAGGATAATAGTTGAAAATATCAAGGGGGTTCTCGCAAAAATGGAAACCGGACGAGCAATGCCTAACCGGCCCCTTGTGCTCATATTCTTTCCCGAGCTCATATTGAAACCCACGGCATTTTAAATCCTTGTCATAACCCTTAAAACCAAAAACAACAGCCTGCTTTTCGATCTCAGCAATGAAAGACTCAGGCAGTTTTAAGTTTTCCAATTTTGTCGTACCGCTGAATAATGGAGCGATTTGTTCAACTTTAAACCCCGCTATTCCGCAACCTATTTCAGTCAATAAAAATACTTTGTCGGGACACGCAATAACCATGGAAATAAATGGCTCAATCTGTTCCTTTAAAACGTCAAATCCGCTCATTGTATCAATAGCGTAACATTTTCCGGTCATTCCTCGGGCAATGCCCATTTCGGCACCAAATTTTTCGTGAGCCATTTTTGCAGCGCCACCGGCATGATTACCCTGGGCGTTGGACCCGAAAACAAAAATTTCATTTTTTTTCAGTTTAGTTATTGTCATTTTGAAAGTTATTAAAGGGTTTCGATTATACTGAGTGCGCTTTTTTTGAAAGAGTAAAACTCCTCCTCGAGTTGTTGGTTGATCGTGATTGCGTCCGGGGTGGAAAGTTTTTGCTCGGACCAGGTGAGACTATTGACAAAGATTTTCAGTTTTTCCTTGTCGGGAGCTGCCAATGCTTTTCTTTCGGCTGCTATTTTTGCTTTTGCGTCTGCATCCGATTTGGCTTTAGCCTCTGCCTCTGATTTTTTCTTTGCTTCAAGCTCCTTTTCGGCTTTCTCCCTGGCCTCTGTTTCGGCTTTCAGTTTTGCGTCTGCCTCGGCCTTTGCTTTACGCTCAAGTTCGTCACTTGCTGCTTTGTCGCGGAGGGCCTGCTCGTGCTTTTCCTTCAATTGCTTAACGTAAAGAATAACCTCATTCCATTTTTCGTCAGTAGGATCAACAATTTGATCAAGGAATAATTTTGTGTAATCTGACGCCATTCCTAAATCGGATTGTTTGATCAATCCTAAATCTCTCAATTCTGCCGATCTTTTTTCAAGGCGTTCATTTGCGATACGCTGCTTTTCTTTTTCTGCCTCCTGTCGCTTTGTTTCCTCCTCTTTCAGGCGTTTATTTTCCTTTTCGATAGCTTCCAACCTCAAGCGCTCTTTTTCGTCCTCCTCGGCTTTAATTCGGGCAGCCTCTTTTTCCTGACGTTCTTTCTCCTCCGCTGCGAGTTTTTGCTTTTGCTCCTCGAGTTCCTTTTCCTTTTGTTTCAGGTGGGCCTCGTAAAATTCGTTGTAAAGAGCCTGGTATTGTTCGTCATTGATCTCAAGCAGTTTCTCATCCGGAACCGTGATCCCGATTGCTGCCAATTTTTCAATACGTCCGGGGAGCTTCTGTTTCTGAGCGTACTCGAAAAGTAGTTTTTCCTTTTGCTCTTTGATCGCATTTGTTTGGGCCTCCAGGTAGTCCTCAATTTCCGCGATCTGACCGGTTACCTCTTTCTCTTTGGCAATCCAATCCTTTTGCTCCTTAATTGCTTTCTCCCTGCCGGTTTCGCAAATTTTCTTTGCAAGTACCCGGATTGATTTGCATTCCTTTCGGGCCAGGTCCACCATTTTGAAACCGGTTGTGTCGTCAATTCCTGAAATTTTCAGGACCATGTACTTATCCTTGAGGGATTGGATTACCTGAGCGGTGACGTTTTGCGCTGCGAGTGCCGTTTCAATTGGGCTTACCTCTGTTACTGAATTGTTGTTTTGATTTTCTTCCATAGTCGTGGATTTTTTTGTTCGGGACAAATGTATAATAATATACACACACGGACGTAAATAAAATGTATAATAATATACACTAAATTGATTTTCAGTCCAATAAAATTATTCTGAGGGGGTGTCCTTGTTTGGATTTTTGAATTTATCCACAACATTGATCCCGAAAAGAGCAAGGATAAACCCGTAATCAATGGTTAGGACCGTGGTGAGCTGAGTAAAATCCTTTTCATTGAACCAACGAATATGCGCGATCACAATGCAAATGGTGATTGCAAGGGCTGTCAGTTTTTTGGAGGAGAAACCACCCGGGGCGTTTGTGAATGATCCCAGGAGCCCGGTTTTAAATTCAAGGAGGAGTTTTTTCATTTTATTATTTCTAAAGTGATTTCTTCATTTTTGCGTTGTGCCTCCTCCAGTTTCAGCATGAGCGCCCTTTCAGCATTGGTGCTATCAAAAACAGCGTCTGCGGATTTTTTAAACCCTACAATTACGCAACCCTCAGTATCTCCGGCCCAATTTCCCCTGTGAAACCTCACCCCCTTAAATCCGAGGACCTTCAACAGTTCAGGCAGCAGCCTTTTAAACCGATTGCTTTGGCTCAGGATCAGCGAATAAATGCCGTAAGGAATGGCAGTTTTTCCAAAAATCTTTTTGAGGAGTATTGTTGCCAGGCTCATGCTCTGAGTCAGTCCACGGTCCTTATCCTCCAGGGTATAGCAAAAAAATTGGCCGTCAATGTATAGACTGCCGATTGTGCTGTTTTCTGTAAAGGTGCGTCTCCTGAGTTGTAATTTCATTTGTAATTATGTAGAATTTTATTTGCAAAAACGTAGAAAATTATTCAATATCTGTTCCAACGCTTGTCAACTTTGGTTTCCATCTTTACGTTGAGTTTATTGACGTCCTGGGCGATGCTGTCGAGTTTTCGGCTATTCATTAAATAGTTTTGATTGACAGCCGATTTTAATTCTTTCAAAGCCTCCTTTACTTCACTTATTTCCACCTCTTGCTTAACTTCAACGGTGGTGAGTCGGCCTTGCGTATTCCATTGCCAACCCATCAAGGCAAGCCCCACCGATATAAATACCGCAAGAGGTATGGCGATTTTTTTTTGAGTTGGGCTCATTATTCGTGTTTTATTAAGTCGTAAATAGCGTCCATTTGCTCCGTGTTTATATCCTCGGGCACGTCCTCAATGTCAATTAACCATGGTGTGTAAGGAGACTCAGTTTCTTCAATAAATTTTTTGTATTTTTTGAGCTCTACCTCCTGCTTTGCAAATGATTTTTGGTGCTTTTTTCTTTGCTCGAGCTGAAATTTCTCAAACGCTAAAACCTTATCTTTAGGCACAACATACCCTGGTTTTCCTTCAACAATGGTTGTTTTGCCTCCTGAGAGCTTAATTATTTCATTATTAACCGCTTCTTTAAATGGCTTAGTAATGTCCTCAATTTCGGTCTCCTGCTTAGTTAAAATGTCGATTTCAGGCTTTAACAATGCTAGGTTTTTTTTAATAGCATAGTTAATTTTAAAACCTGAGAGGCCCTTTACTTCTTTTAGTTTGTTAAAATGGTCTATTGCGTCCTTGTGAAACATAAATTTTACTTATTAAGATTTTTCATAAATTCAGCTATTGCTTTTTTTCTCTGTAAATCTACCTGTGATCCTGTTTGTGAGTTATTGCTTTCCACAACTAGGCTTTTAGATAAATGATTACCATATTTATCTACCAGTCCAAGAGTAATATTTATTGAATAATTGCCTTTTTCGTCTGCCTTTAATTCATAATCGTAATCAATAACAGGCTCTGTTTTTTGGATTAATTTACCACCTGGCCCAATTTCGGGATCGAGGTCCCTTGTTCTTAATTCAAAATTTTTCATTTTTTAATTATTATTTATCCAATTGTAATCCAGTTTGAACCTGTGCTTTGTAGTATTAATTTTCCTCCGGCTGCAATTGTTGGAGGAGTAGTTCCATCAACTGTTTGTGAGCTAGTTGTTGCAATAGTAATGGTTCCTGCTCCTGAGTTTTTAATAACATAAACCCTTCCGGCCGGCACTCCAGTTACACTTGCTCCTGCAGTTGGCAATGTTACGGTAAATGAGTTTGCAGTACAATCAATAGTGTAATCCGTAACAGTTGCGGTATAGTTTGCAGTTTTTGCAACATAACCCCACAATGCAACAAAATTTCTTTGGCTTGCTGCCGGTGAATAGAATATTTGTCCCTCACTGCTTACCTCCATTGCAAATTGAGAGGCCGTTGTTTTTAAAGTACCTGACTGAAAACTATAAGGAGCAACAGTTGTTGTGCCGGCACAAAAAGTAAAAGTCATTGCAGTAAACATGGTAGTTGCTTGCCGTAATGAAATAGAGGTTGTAGTTCCAACAAGTAAATTATTTAAACCGCATTGCAACCTAACGTCCGTTGCAGCGTTAAAATAACTAACATTTGCTGTCGTTCTTAACCAGTACTGAGTAGTATTACCCATTGAATAAAGATTCATTTCTCCTCCGGTTGCATTTCCCATCCTTAAATTTTCTTCAAGAGCTCCGGCTGCAGTTGTCATTTTCCAAATAAAATGATTTGTATTTAGAGAGTTTGTCGAATTGCTTGTGTCTTGAAAAATGATAGATCCTGTTGCGGTTACGCCTCCTATTAAGGTTGTACCTCCACTAAGCCCTAAATTGTTTGCAAGTAGTGTTGCACTAGTTGCCGGCAATGTTATGGTTGCAGTTGCGCTTGCTGCAAAAGTAGTTGCAAATGCTCCTGTGGTTATTAATGAGGATGAAGCTGCTAATGTTAAGGTTCCGGATCCGGATGTCCAAGTATTACCATTATAGGTTTTATTTGTAAATGCCTCAGTACCGGCTAATGTCGAAAGTGTTCCTGTTGTTGGTAAAGTTAAGGATGTGGTTCCGGTTACTGTTACAGTAGTTCCAAAGTTTCCTGAAATAGTCCAGGTGCTTGCAGAATTATTTGCAACTCCGGTACCACCTTTATCTGCTCCAACAAGTGAAAGAGTTGCAACTCCTGATGCTAAAGTAAAAGCTCCTGAAAAATATGAGTTATCCAGTACAAAATTATTTCCTGAAAGCGAAACTCCATCACTTCCGGTATATGTCGTTGCGCTTGTTCTAGCAAAAGGCAATGAGGTTGAGCCAACAGTTATTGTTCCGTTAGCAGTACAAGTGTAAATAGTATCTGCATTATCGGTGCCCTCCTCAATACTTGTAGTTGCCTGTTTTAGTTTTGCTCCTGTGTTTGCATCGCTTGACCTGGTCCAAGCTCCTGAGGCAACATCGTAAATACCGTTTTGGCTTGCAGTGCTTTGATTTTTAACTAAAACACGGTCTCCGGCAACCACTGAAACCCCGTCAATCGTTTGAGCTCCTGACAAAGTTATGTTTGCTGTTGTAGCTGCTCTTACCGAAACTTTCCAAGCAGTCCCGGCATTAATGTTATTTATTTGATTTTGAAGGTTTGATGTTGCCCCCGAAATATATCCTAGTTCAGTCGGTGTTACTCCGTTTAAATTACCAACTAGTGTCCCTCCGGTCAAAGGCAAATATGTTGTAGATATGCCCGAAAATTGACTTTGTATGCCTGAGGTAACCCCGGAAAGAAAACCTAACTCTGTCGAAGTAACAGAACTTGTTTTTATTTTTCCTGTAACAGCTTCAACAAATAAAACATGATCAAATGAAATTCCAGGGGACGGACTTCCATATTTTATAACAAAATTTTCAAGCAAAAAGGTTTCATTTCCAATTAATCCAGTAAATGAAACATAGCTAGGTTGAACGTCAACAATAAGTCCCGCACCGCCTCCGGTTGCTGTTATGGTTGTAGGAGAGTTAATCCCAACCACCCCTGAAATATAAGAAATAGGAGAATCTGCAAGCGTAAGTATTTTTCCGGATCCCGTTGTGGCTATAAGAGGAATATAATATTGAGTACCGCTACCAATGTCAACAGTACCTCCACCGGACAACTCTGAACCAAGTACATAAGCATAAGTACCATCTCCTTGCTCAACGAGAAACATAAGCTCGTCAGCAAGCGGAACGGAGTCGTATTCGCTTATTTTTTTTACCTCAAATTGTCCCGATACAAGTGTCATTTTTTCAATCCCAAGTTAATAGTGAGCTGCCGTCCCAAATCAAATAAACTCCATCCCAAACCAACCTCGTTGTGGTTTCTCCACCAACCGAAACGATTACTTTTTTATTTGCAGTAAGCCAATTTAAAAACTGAATATTTTGGTTTAGTGTATTGCTCCAAAAGTATGTTTTGCCCCTCAAATCGGTGTCGTTTATGCTACTAATTTTATTGTCGGTTATGAATTTGAAAACGTAAGACAGGTCTCCGTAGGTCATTAAAACAAGGTCGTAAATACTCTGACCCTCTACTGCAGTAATGTAACTGATCGGTGATGGCTCTGCCTTTGGTTTTGAAATAATCGTGACCGGTGAGCTGACTTTTAAAGTTGCGTCCCAAGTCAACTGCAGCCCGGATGAATTTGCAAAATCATAATCCCATGTTAGTCCATTATCCTGCAATAACTTTCCGGCCAACTCAAAACTGTTGTAAGTATTGAGTAGGATGTCGAAAAGCGTTTGCCCGTCCCGTACTTGATAAATCATTTGTTCTTTGGATCAATTAAAATTCTGAAACTGTCCGCTGTTTTTTCCACCACCGGAGCGCTATTTAATTGCCTCTTATCTCCGGCCAGTTGTACACGAATGTCCCTCTCAAGCTCTGAAAAGCTGCCGGCAGAGTGTAAATATTTTCTTATTCCAACTCCGACCTGAGGAAACTCTTTCCAGTTGCCGGTATCGCTTGAAATAATATCCGCAATGCATTGGTCATTACACGGACCAATTACCAGGTCCCCGTTTTCAATGAGTAAATCCCCATCTTTATCAAGTAAAATGTCCTGTTCCATTATTGTTTTATTTTATCGTTTTTAACGTCTGCCTCTGTTGTTGGCGTCAATGGTGTAACCGAGGTAAAGAATGATGCCAATGGGAATGTTCCGCTTGGCGCCAATGTAACAACCTGAGAGGAGCATGCTGTTATCAAATCATTTACTTTATTCTCAAGATTATTCAGTTTCTCAACGGTCGCCTTCAATTTCAAAAGCCCCTTTAGGGTTCCTCCGTGAAATGTCACCGTGTCCACCTCAGAGTATTTCAGGACGTAACCCACCGTTGCGCTGAATACTACCAATACGTTGCTGCCAACAACCGGCTTGATTACCATTCCATCAACATCGTCACAACATAGATTTACCCCGTCAATTTCAACCTCTGCAGCTCCGGTTACCGTTTTTACATTACAAGTGAATGCATCCACGGACTTAACCTCACAAACAGCCATTGAAAGGCTCTCTCCTTTTTCAGTTCCGGCAAGGACCCGAATAGCGAATTTTATTTTTGAGTTATCGCTGCTCATAACCCTGCTTGTATTTCTGCATCCGTATAACCTCCGAGGGAGAAATGGGGCTCAATCGTCTGCCGGTAGCCTCCCGTAACGGAAACATTTTTTGTCACCGACCGGACAATATAATTGCCCTGGTATTCCTTTATAACCTCGTTTCTCAAAATTGTTGAGTCTCCGTGCTGCATGCTTGGCAATCCGAAAACATCAAAAGTCCCATCCAAACCGGCCCAATTCAATTTCCGTAGTTCGGTCAGCCCCTTTTCCTTCAACTGCTTTTCGTCTGTGATCCCATGCAAGTAAATGGTTTTTTGCTCCCCGGACTTATCGCCAACCTGAACCTCTACCCGTTTCGTCTTTTTCTTTTTGGAGTTGTCGGCATTTACCTCGGTGAGTTCCTCTTTTGAAACACTCACCACCCTGGCGCCAATGTAAACATCGTCCGTCCTTTTCACCTCCAGGTTATCGCTCACAATGTTTTTGAAAAAGTCAAAAACCCGCTCGCGCCTGTCGGTGGGAAAATAAACGATCCCTGAGCACCTGAGCTCATTGAAGTTTCGGAAATATGAGTAAATCTTAAATTCGCTTTTCAGCCGGTCCAATACGCTGCCAATAGTATCGCTTTGGGTGGCAAAATCTCCGATCTTTGTTTGTATCTCCTGGGTGGTCAGAGTTCCGGTGGTGAGGGAAATATCCTTTGTCTCCGGAAACAGGTCGAGCAACTCGCGCACAAGTTTTTGAACCGTGTACTCCGATCCCTTATAATATTTATCCGGAACCTTTTTTTGTTTCAGTTGCCACATGCGATCCTGGGCGCTTATCTCGAGAGGCATTTTGGGGGTTACGTTTGCAATAAACCCCTCAAACTCTTTGTTCGTTTCAATGGAGTAACTGCCGTCAGCGTTGGGGTATTCATAGCCGAGTGAAACCTCAATTTTATCCCCACGGAGTAAAAGTGGTGGCATTGACGAGTCACCGATCACGGCCTTTCCGTCAAATGTGAATGCCTTTCCTGCCTCATCAAAAAAATATAGCTTTTTCGGAACCACCAATTTACAGGTGTCGGTTAAGTTATTCCAGGCATTTGATATTTCAATGCTATGCGAGAAAGTAAACTCAAAAGTCTTTTTCCTGTCCGGGTAAACTGTCGAGGACTGTTGACTGAATTTGATATTTGAAACGAGGCGTATCATCGTAGGTTTACCTCAAATGGTGTGTCGGAAACGGCATTGATCTGAAATGGCTGACTATTCTGTAAACCCTCGGCCTGGGATAAACTGTAATTGAGCACCACAATATCAGTTATCCCAAATTGACCGAGGAACCAACTATTAACTTTTACGGAAACCGGTGCCTTTAAAAACTCGATAAAATCCCGGACTGCATCCTGAGGATATTCCCCATTTCGTCCGGTGATCACCCCCCGGATTGAAACGGCATAATCTCCGTCAGAAATATATTCCTTTACAGTTCCGTCACGGCCCTGAACCGCTGTCCGTATAATATGTTTTTCCTGGTTGACCTCGAAAAGAACGGTGTCAATATTGATCTTTTTGGTGTCAAAGTTTTGACCATCCTTTGAATAACTTACTGCAGAAATATCCAGGTCGGAAAATACCAAAGTCCCGAGTTGTGAAACCCGGTTTGCTCCCTTAAATTGGTTATGTGTTTCCTGTGGAATAACTCCCTGATATTGATTAATCACCTGCAGAGGAGAGGTAAGAGTAGGAATGGCCGGAATAGTTTTCACATTTTCCAGGTTGAATGCCTTAATTATAATTTCCTTGCTCATATTACCCCCTTGATAAAATTTGTGCGTCCATTGCAGCCTCCATGAGTGCCTTTGCAACCTCCTCCTTTATTTTGGCTTTGCTCTCAGTAAAATTATTGGTCGTCAACATTATTGTTTCCACAAGTTTGTTGATCGTCATGTTAACCGTTGTATGGGACGTGCCTTTTACCTTAGCGGTGTCCGAGTCCTTCGATTTTTTAACGATCTCTGCCACATTGTTCTTTTTGTCAAAAAGGTCGGTCCGGCTAAGAACGCTTAACCTAGCCTGAGCTGCAGCAAGTCCGGTTTTATCCCTGGTGGCATTTATTCTCTCGATCTGAGCTCTCAAAATTTCTTTCTCGTCAGCGAGCACCATTTCCCGGGCTCTCTTTGCAGCCATACCGTTTTTGATATAGCTGTCAGCAAGTTCGTTTACAACCTTAATCTCGTCCTCTTTGGCCTTGATAATTGAGTTGTCCAGGTTGGCCTCATACTGAGCGTATAAGGCAGCGTTTGCCTTTGTAAGGTCCCAAACTGCAGCAACGAGCAATCCAATGGCGACCAATGCAACTCCGTAAGGGTTAAGCAACATGATCGAATTGAGAGCGGTTTGGGCAGCCATAAGCGCCCCGAGTGCCGTGGTGAGTCCAGTTGTTGCCAACCAATATGCAGCCATTGATCCAACAACGACCAGGATCACCTCTTTGAATTTGGCAATGTCCCTTATCAAATCGGTTGTTCCGCTCGATATACTGAGTATGTTGTGAATGATAGGAATAGACGCCTCGCCAATGTCTGCCTTTAATTTCAGCCAAGTGTTTTCGTTTTCGGTCCGTAGCGCCTGCAGCGATTTGACAGCGTTGGGAATAGCACCCTCGAAAGTCTCCTTTAGTTTTGCTGCAAATTTTGGCAGGAATTCGCTCGAAACAACGTCCCCGTCTTTCATCATGGCTTGAAATTGTGCCTGTGTTACTCCCATTGCATCGGCAGCCAGTTTCAAGGCGCCAGGTAGTCGCTCCGCAAGTTGTCCCCTGAGCTCCTCGGCCGAAACAGTCCCCTTGCTCATCATTTGAGAAAGGGCCAGGAATACCAATTTTTGATCCTCAGCCGATAAATGCATGGCGGTGGACGCAATACTCACCCCCTCGAAAATTTTACGGGTTTCCTCACCGGCCAATTTCGATCCCATCATTGTCGCGTTCAATTTACTAAACCCTTCGGTTGTTTCAATCAACGGCAATTTCATGTCGTCTATTATCCGGTTGAGAAATTGGTGGTTTTTGGCAGCGTCAGCGGTATCAACTGAGGTGTAATTTATGACGTTGTTTAGGGTTTCGAGCTTGGTGGTGATGTCGAGTATTTCATTTCCGAAATTTATAGCCTCATAAACGCCAAATGCGATCCCGGCAGACTTGGCAATATCAATGAGTGATTTGTCAATGTCCCCAATCGTTCCCTCGAATTGCTTTGCCTTGTTTTCGGCATCCGAAATTACTTTGGAAAAGTAATCTTTTAAGGAAATGGAATACGATACATTTTCGCCTGTCATGTTATTTTCATTTGACCTGTTTTTTGCAGGACGTATTTTAACTCGCACCACAACTGAGCAACCTTTTCAATGCTCAGTCCATCAGTCTCTAAATGAAAATAGTAGCGAATATAGGCTTTGTGTAAAGCAATATCGCTACTATCGTCAGTTAGTCGGTTCTCCTCTACTTTTTTTTATAGGTATTGGCAAGTAATTTTACAAAGCGTGTGCAATCCAGGTAAGCGCCAATTTTCACCTCGTCATAACGTGAGTCGGTTGAGGTAAATACGGGGTCACTCTCCTCGGCTAATACGGATGCATTGAAAATCATTTCCCCGGGGATCATTAAAGATTGCTCCATTGCCATTTTATCAAATGCAGCCATTTTAGCTTGCAATGTTGGTTCGGCCATGTATGCAACTCTCTTTGTCCCCTGGTGAACAACGATAATAGGATAAATCTCTTTCCCGTGCTTTTCTTTCAGGGCGAGAACCTTTGCCTCAATTTCGTTCTGAAATTTCAGCTCGTCAGCCTCTTTTTGTAATTGCTCTTTTGATTTCTCCATTATTTCTGAATGTCGCCAACGATCAAGTCGATTGTCAGCTTGTTTGAAGTATCTCCCTGGTTGCTTTCCATTGGATCGTTAACAAATTCGCACATTAAAAGGGTGTGCTTTTTGGCGGTTACTCTCGATCCTCCGAAAACAACGGGGATCGGGAACGGTGGAATTAACATCGGATCGCGCTCAGGTGAGGCAGCAATGAATTTTTCCCACTCCTCTTGGTAAACCTCGATTGAGCAAGTGTATTCGTAATTTCCATAACCACGGGAAACAGGTTTGTCTCCGGCCCCGTAATTGTTGGTTTTGTTCTGTTTTTTCTCGTATTTCAGTTTGGTAATGCCAATCAAAGGCACTCCGAAGGGTGCAAATAAGATATTTGCATAACCGTATGAAACCCCGTTTACTAAAGTGCCTGCCATTATGATAAGGATTTTACAAAGCCAATATTAACAACGATTTCCCGGCCAATTGCAACGGGAATAAGTTTCTCCTGAACAACAATTTTAGAGGTTCCGAGAACGTCCTGAACAGGATCGACAATAGTTTGTCTCTGTGACAATTCTGAGTCCCTGAGCATTTGATCAAGGGCAGCGTCTCCGGTGCTTTCAAAATGGGCAACGGTAACGTCCTGCAGGGTGCCGTCAGAATTAAGGAACAACTGTCCTTTCACGTCCGGTAACAAAGCAGCTCTCAACAGGCGAATAGCCTTGTCGATCGACCGGTTGTTTTCAATGTAGGCATAATCCGAGGCAAAGGTTGTCGCGGTGTGACTGTCATTGAAATATGTTCCGGATCTGCCAATAAATTTGCGTTGGAAAATGTATCTCAGCGTGTCCAGGTTATCCATTAACGAGGTGCTTTGATCTTTTACAAGTACCCCGTTTGCGAATGCTGCCACGTCATGCTCAATTCCGTTTGAAATATTGAAACGTCCAACGTGAGCAATGTCCTCAGCAACTGAGGCGAGAGCAATGGTTCCGAGTACTGTTCCCAGGTCGGTCATTGATTTGCCGGTTGCTTTCCAAAGTCCCCAACCTTTTGCTGCCCCATCCTGGCCGATAGTAACAGAAACGTGTTCTGAGTCCATTATTGCCAGGTCGGTGAGAGAGGAAAGGGCCATGCCTGTAATGTCGCAACCGAGAACGATAGAGCAGTTTTTGTGCTCAACCTCTGCGGTATTTGCAACAACCTCCAGGGCGGTAACCATTCCGGTGATGAATGTGGTTGAAATAACATGAACGCCCAACTGACGGATTTCGCCCTCAGCAAAGTTGATCATGGTAGTGGCCTCGGCAAAATCGTAATCGCCTCCGGGAACATCGTAAATGCCTACCCAAAGGACTCCCTTTGGCTGCATGCGAAAAAACTCGGAAATGTGATAGTTCATTGGAGCCCATTTGCTCGCAACTCCTCCGGATGGTTGAACCAATGTCCCTGCTATTGTTCCAACTATGGTAGCGGTAACAGGGGATCCGGAATTGGCAGCAACGCCCAATCCTTTTCTTACGGTATAGGTTAAAACTCCGGCCACATTAGAGGCAGAGTAACCATGGACGTAAGTATAAAGGTTGATGAAATTTTTGTAAGAGGTAGCCAAAAGCGTAACGGTAGTGTCAGAGCTTGTGCGGGTATATTTACCCAGGGAAACAACTTTTCCGTTTGGTTCGGTAAATTTGATCTCAACAGAGTCACCGGCTGCCCCTACGTTGGTAAATGTATAGGTTCCGGTTGCTTTGGTTTCGTCAGAAAAATCGCCAACAAGCCCCAGGGTTTCAAAGTCTTTCAAAGAAAAACCTTTTTTGATCCTGTTACTTGAATCAAAACCGGATGGGAGTGTACTTGAATAAAACAAAAGGGCCGAATAATGATCCTTGCCGGGCAACGGACGGCCTAAACCTCCCTGTTGTTTGTTTATGGTAATGTCTTTAAGTGGCATTATTCGTTCGTTTTAATGTAGTAAACCTTTAATTTATTGGCTTTGGCAGTCTTTTCAATCGCTTTTTCATCCCCATTAAAGTAAAGTGTACCGTCTGAGGTTGCATGAGCTGTTTTCACATGGGGTAGGTACTGCCTTGACCTTTCCCTTGCAAGTTCCTCGGTCATTACGGTTCGACCAATTTACTTATCTCGATAAACTTCACCCCGTTAAATTGGAATCGAAAGACGGCTGTTTTTGATGCCGTCAGAACGTATCGGAATGTGCTCGCGGTCGTAATAAAGTAGGCTGTCGGGAAACGAATTACTCCGGCACCGGACCCTTTCGTTACAAAAACGGTGAGGTAGTCACCGAGCCTGCAGTTGGTCAAAGGTGCCTTAATGTTCACGCTGTCAACAATGTTTGCGGACGGACGAACAATGGTCTCCCATGCGTTCGGGTAAACAAATATCGTATCATTACCGGCAGCGTCAGCGCTCGTTACCACTTTGTAGTTCAGGATCGCACCGGTATTATCCTTGTTTTTTGTTGCCCCGAAACGGGTTCCGGTTGACTGTGCAATGGCGGTAAACGAAAAGGCCACGAGGGCGATCAGGATTAATTTTTTCATGTGTATTATTCGGTTTTGGTTAATGCTTCTTTTTTTGCTGTGGCTGCTTTCAGAACAGTTGCACGAGTGTCGTCACCAACAATTGCGTCAACTGCCTCAGGAGTTTCGGCTGCCTCGATCTCAGCGATAAGGTCGGCAGCTTTTTTGGCCGTCTCAGCTTTTTTGGCCGTCTCAGCTCCCATGATTTCCTCGCGTGATTTTTCGATTTCAAACCCTGCAGTTTTATGGAGCATGTAATCACCGTCCTCATTAAAGTAAACGTGAGTTACTCTTGGTTTTGATGCGAGGAGGGTTTTTAATGCCTCCAATTTTTCGGCTGCTGTCATTTCTTACAGGTTAAGGGTTTATAGTCCGTATGCAACGCACTCAGCGCCCCATCCGATTTGCACGTCAGCTTTAACAAGCATCTTGATAAAGTAAAGTTCAGAGTTTGCTTGTTTTTTCATCAACTGCAGTCCCTCATCGGAAACCGAGTTTAATCCGATCCAAAGGTTGGACTCAGGTGTTGCCATTCCTTTTGCAACGAAAATTACGTTGTCAGGAAAGTCGGCAATTTTAACCACCGGGTGACCTTTAAAAGTTGGCGTTCCTACTCGGGTAATGTCAATACCTTTATAGGTTTGAGCCACCTGTGATGCATCGTACATGTCCCAGGTTGCATAGGAGACAAAAAATTTCATGCTCATGTCATAACGCAACTCGATAGGGATAGCATTATAGCATCTTAACATTTCTGCCTGGATATTTGAAGCACTCAAAGTAATTGGAGTGGAAACATCAATTACAGTAGAATCATTGGCAGCATTTTTAAGCCATCCGTTGAAATACTTGTAAATGGTTGTCAAAGAGGTATCATTGTTCCAAATCGCTTTATTGAAGTATTTGGCCCAACGCTGCATCACTTGTTGAACAACAACCGACTCAACTGTATTCGGCAGGGAGCGGTCGATCAAAGTTGGGTTCAACTGTGTCGCAAACCAATGGTCCTCCCAATCCCTCGGGTTGAATTCCGTGTAAATCATAATATCGGCAGGGTTCAGAACGGCTCCGGTTGCTGTAAACGATCCCTTTGTGGTTGGTGTCGCCTGACGGTCCTGGATAAAGTCCTCATAATTACTGTCGAATTTAGGGATAGTGAATTTCTTTTTGATGTTGTCCTTAATATAGGCATGTCCACCGTCAATAGTGTCAGCTCCGGTGATTGCCTTAACAAGGAATTGCGAGGCTGCCTCCCCTGCGTAGGTTGTGTCCGTGATCACAAAACCATCGTCCCAAACGAGACCACCCGGGCGGGTATGTCCAATCATTCCACGGATGAATCCAATAGCGATAAGGACCGCTCCGGTTTCAACGGCAATTTGTACGGCATTGCCGGTCATTGCATAGGAAAACAATGTTGAAATTAACAACATCAACGCAATGGAGAGGACGAATTTTTTTAAGCTCAGATTTTTCATGTTTCAGTTTTTGGTTTTGCGGATATTAAAGTCTTTTATGGATTTGTTTAGTTTAGGCGGTGGCTTTTTCTCTGTTTCTGTTTGCGATCTTTGCCATTTGTCCGGCTGCAGAATACGGCACAACAGCGTCCCCGTTTTCATCTTTGCCGAGTTTGTTTTTGAAGTTGGCACCCTCTTTTTTAGCTGCAGGGAGCAACTCAAAAATTTCTTTAGTTGCAGTATGGTTGGCCTTAAATTGGTTTTTCCATTTCTCGATCACCTCAGCTTTGTTTTCGATCTTACCAACCTTAACGCCATCGGCTAATAGGTCGGCAGCTTCTTTTTCCTCGGCTGCAACCTGGTCGGCTTTCGCTTTGTCGGCTGCAGTTTTTTGGGAGTTCTCGAATTCGGTCACCTTGTTTTTCAACGTGGTAATTTCCTCGTCTTTGGCTTTTACTGACTCTTTCAGAGTGTTCACCGCCTCTATGTTGGCCTTGTTTGAAACCTCCAATTTGTCGATGGCTGTGTAGATTGACTCCTCGCTTGCATCGTCATTTAATCCGAGTTTGTTGGTGACTTTTTTCATCTTATTTTTTGGTTTAAAATCTTCTTTTGCTTTGTTGGTAAAGGATAAAGCCTCTTTCATCATGGCTTTTATTCCATTCTCAGGTACTAACCTGGGCTTGTTTAGGTCGGAACAGTATTCAACATCGTCACAAAGTCCCTGGGTTTTGCACATTTCAGCGTTGATGTAACTCGTAACGCTCATAATGTTTCTGACCTCGTCAACCGTTTTTCCGGATCTGCCTGCGATCATTATGGCAATGGAGTTGTTTATTTGCTCCCTGCCTTTGTTTGAATCACCTCCCGATGCATTGTGATACATTTGAAAAGCAAAGTCCATCATGGTCCTTTTTCGGCCTGCTTGGAAAACAATGGCTGCGGAGCTTGCTATAATCCCGGTTCCCACCGTGTCAACCTTAGCCTTAATCATTAGCATGGTCGAGTAAATTTTCATAGCCTCCTCAACAATGCCTCCGGGCGAACAAACCCAAATGTCGATTGACTTTTTACCTAAACTGTCAAGGAACAATAACTCCCTGCTAAATTCAGCCCCGTCAACCCCTTGTCCGTCCTCCTCATCGTAACCGATGTGAGTGTCCAAAAGCATGATCGGTTTCTCGGCTGTTTCGTCTATGCAGTACTTTAACACACGCAAATGTTGATATTAAAAAAATATCGTTTTTGGTTTATGCTAATTTTAGCACAAGTATTTTTTTATATTTGGCAAATATTTTTTTATATTTGGCAAACTCAAAAACATGAATGACTCGCTGAGGGCTATCCTCGAAAGACGGCTCGTTTGCCACCCCAAAAAAAGAATTCATAAAATATTCGTTGCCTACTGCTATCGAGAACAGGAGCATAAGGCAAAAGTCCTAACCGCATTAGTGGAAAAGTTTGTTGCAGGATTACCTCCGGTTGAGCAGGCTGCCCTACTTGCCGATTTCGACAAAATGGAACCGGAGGAAAGAAAGAAACCCGGAAAAACTATCTAGGTTCCTGTTGAGTCTGTTACTCTTAAAAAAGTTTAATTTCGCTGAATGTGAATAGCGAATTTTATTGTAAGTCCTGTAATTGCCCCATAGTTACTCTTATCAATTCGCTGAATGCTTAACCCATCACCGGCCCCGGTGTAAAGCAATCCGATAAAAGCCCTGGAGGGATAAACGCTGCCTCCTGAAACATATACGTCAGCGTAGGTCATTCCTAAAAATGACTTTGGGTTTGGCAGAGGAACATCGTCAGGGGTTGAAAAGTCAACCATGTTCGTATTAGCCGGAAAATCAATGCTTGTAAGGTTCATCATTATAAATAGGCATTTTTCCGAAAGGCTCCATTTATAATAAACCGCGTCAGTATTTGCAACTGTTCCAATCAACGCCCCTGCAGAATTATAGGCTCTCATTGTAGGAACATAGGAGCCCTCAACCACTTTAAAAATAACGTCAGAATAATCCACGTCCCCGGATCCGGAAACAGCATCGCTCCAAACGATTTTATTTATTTGGTGAACATTGTGAGAGTTGTTGTCGGTGAAAAGAATTGGATCCGCTGCGTCATAGGTGGTTGTTATTGTTCCAACTATCGCGTCTGAAATTGTACCATCCACAAAAGCGTCACACGGATATATTTCTCCGTTGTACCAAATTGCACCGGCCGAAATATTCGCGTTTGGTGCTCCTGAATTAACGCATCCCCATAACACAATAAAACTGGCGTTGTCGTTCATGCCCTGCATGCGTATAACAGAGTCTCCCAACTCTTTTACCATTGCATTGTAAAACTCGTGAGTTACTTGGGTATAGGGCTGTCTCGCGCTTGCTGAAATGTCCCCGGATAATACTTTTTTCATGTTCTTATGGTTTAATATTCTGCTACTTGTGCCTTTATTCCGGCAAAAATGAACCTGTTTGCGTAAAATAATACAATCTTTTGTGCCTCAGGGTATGGGCTTGACTCCAACGATCCACTTATTGCGAAAAGCGTTGCGGATGGCACCCAAATAATGAGAGCATATTGGTTGTAGTCGTATTCAATCCCAACAAAATCCCTGGCGGTTTCTCCATTCAATGCAGCGGAGGAGCTGTCGGCCGATCCAACTCCAACGAGAAAAGTAGCTGTGTCAACATGTAAATTCTCAACGTAAATGTCGCTCGTGCCAACTGCAGGCTGCCGAAAAGTGGTATTGAAATGTTTATTGAGAACATACTCCAATAACAATTTTTGCCCCGTGACGTTTGCCCGTGGTATAAGTCCCACGGTTTCGGTGCTTGCCGGTTGCCAATAGTTTAACTGTATGCACGGGGTCATTATGGGCACATTACGAATAGCGATATAAAGTTGATAGTCGTAATACATAACAATTTGACCAACCGTATAGCTGCTACCGCTATTGTATGCCCCAACGAATGTCCCCTTTGCATACACATTAAAAAATAAATCTCGCACCCATTGAAGCGGGTACAAAAAGGCATACATAAGCGAAAGGATCCGGGGCATTCTCTTTTCAGGAGGCATCGCGTCCCGTGCCCTGTCATTAAATGTTATGTCGTAAATGCTTGCCATTACATTATCGTGTAAGTTATTTTATCGCCCCAGGTATTGCTCGCTGTGGTTTCCTCAATAGAATAACCTGAGTAAGGGACTGCCGAAATAAGAACCACGGCAAAATTATCTACCAACTTAAATGCATTCACCAGGGGAATTGCGTTTGCTCTCAACCAAATGTTTTTCACTTTAAGGTCAACCACTCCGGCCACGGCTTTAATTGCTTTCTCTATTTCGATCACCTGTATTTTGCCGTTAAAATCAATCCCGGCCAGGTAGGCGTTTATTGCTGCCTCAACATTGTCCTGGATCACGGCAATGTATTGTCCATTATAGAAAACCTCCATTTCCAGGTATAACTTATCCGAAACCGCATTGATTACATTGTACTCAACGCCTGCCGGTTGTAATTCTTTAAGGTAATCCTTGTATGCTGTCTCCTCCGGACCTGCAAGTTGTACCGGTGGCTCATTCTTTGCGACCTTGATATTTACTACCTTGTTAAAATCAGTTTCAGCGGTCACCCTGGAAATGATCCTGAGCGATGGGTCAACAACTGGATAGGAAATTTTATAAGTGTCGGGGTTTATCTCAAGTATTTGAGGAACAGTTGAGCTATACTGAAACTCAAGGCTTTTTAACCGGATCCATTTTTCTGTCCCAACATAATTATTTTCAACCGTCTTTTCAATATCCACCTTGAAAATATCGAGTATTTGCTCGAATAGTTGGATCATTAGTGCCGGTATGTAAAAAAGCAAATTCCAAAGCGCAACCATGGAGTCGCTGCTTAAACCTGTTAGGTTTGGGTCGGCCTCTTTAGCTGCTATGGCCTGGGCCTTTATTTCTTCTACTGTCCTTGCCATTATTCCTCGATTTGATAGGGTTCGCCTGGGTTATCTACCTCATCAACTGTGAGGCTTAGTGTTAATTTCAATGTGTCGGGATCAATAACTTTTCCGTCAATTGGTTCCGCTGCAGTATTCTCAATGTATTCAGTTTTGTATTCTTGAGTAAACTCGTAAAGTCGTCCGTGCCGGTGGTCAGGTATTTCTCTGTTTCGGATAAACATTGAGGCGCTCGGTGGTTCAAATTTTTGTATCAACTTAAATACACGGGTTTTCAATGCGAAAACGTCCAGGTTTTGCTCCATTGTTCCGTCCTCGGCATCCGTCAATTGGTGGATAATATGAAACCGGAGGAGTAAATCAAATGACTGATAACCGGCCCCGAGTTGCCTTATTTCCTGGGGATCGAATTCAATAAAGCAAGCGGGGTACTGCGTCTCGTATGTTTTGCTTTGATCAATGAGCTCGAGTTGATTATTCCAAACATGAATCCATTTGAACGTATTACTTCCATCCGCGTCTTTCAGCGTTTCAAGTTTGGTTTTTATTTGCTCGTAAAGTGCTATCATTTTGTCCTAAAGCATCTTTTCATTCCAATGTCAATTTTATTCCTGAAAATCTCCCTCAATTTCACGCTGTCACCCATGTACTGCCGTTGTGGTATGTCCGAGGCATGGGCGCCAATGATCACGTCCTTTCTTATGTGAAGTTTACCGGCCTTTACAAAACGATTGGTCCTCTCAAAATTCTTTGTCAATCCCATTCTAACAACCCCGGCCCTGGCTTTTCTCATCACAGTACCTCCATTGTTATGTATGGATGCATAAGGCACCTCACTTGCCGGAACATTCCATTTTACCAGGTCCCACGTTGCTCGCTGCAGCGAATTATTAACCGCCCTTCTTAGCCTGCCGGACTTTACCAATATTGCCCGGCCATTGTCTCTCCTGCTTTGCTTTCTTTGCTCCCAAAGGGTGAGCGAGCTGTCGGTAAAACCCTGGTTGCGAAATGAACCTGTAAAAAAACGAGTACCTGTCGCCCCCAATACTGCCGGGAGAGTGGCTTTCATTTCCTTCATGTTCTGCAGGACCTTATCGAATTTAAACTTGCTCATTTTTTCCTATCTCTTTTGGGTATTGGTAACCCGAAATTATTTAACGCATGCTCTTTGTACTGCTTAGGAACCGAGAAATAAGGGTGATCTTTACTAAAAACCTCTCCCGTTTTTCCAGGGTTAAATTTAAAAGTGTCGTCCATGAGTGCCACGGCAATATCAAACATTTTCTGACTCTCTCCCTTTTTCATTGGTGTGGCCTCCTCAAGTTGATCAAGGATGCAACGGCAGCGAAAATGATTGATTGGTGCACAAGTGTCCCAACGCTTATCTCCAACCGGCAGAGTCAATCCATTTAATGATGCGCAAATGTCAGAGGTTCGTTCGTCAATGATCGCGTTATAGCGTAGGTATTTCAGCGTGTCCTTATTCGCCTCAATATCTCCCCATTTCTCAGCGCTTTGCCCCTGTCCTATCGCTGTTTCATATTCGGTGCTCAGGTAATTCTCATTATACTTGTCGAATATGTCCCGGGCATCCTTTTTGAAAACGGAAAATGGTTTGATCTTTTCACCTTCATAAAGTGCGTCACTCATTTCAAGGGTTTGCTGAAATGTTTTGGCACCTGAGAAAATGTAAATGTTTTCCCTCATTTCGCCTATCAATGTGCCTTTCAAAGAACCTCGGTCAAATGTATTCAGGTCAGCATTGAAACCTTGATACAACCCACTTTTTAATATCTCGGCAATTTCCAGGTAGAGCGCTTTCGGCAGCTCCATTGGGGTGACAATCCCCGCAAATATCCGCTCAATGAGAGCATCAATTTCCCTCGTCCTAAACTTTAACTTTGCCATAAAATTTGCTCAACTTGTTTTTAACATTTTTGCTGAGTCCCGGCGGTGGCAATACCGGTTCGGGCTCTGTTATCTCGGTGCAAGTTATTCCGGTTCGCTCCTGAAAATATGTTGCATCCATTTTCAGTCCTGCGTTTTTCATGGTTTGAGCAATATCGGCAGTAAGTTTGTTGTTGGCGTCCTCGTTTTTGCGAGTCTTACGTTTCTCCTCATCATTCTTAAACCCGAATGTCAATCCGATGGGGATTTTTATTCCCAGGTTGATCAACTTGGGGATCACTTGCTCATTCATTCCCATTTCCAGGTAATTGCAATCGGATGAGGCAATATCGTCCATCGCCTGTTTAATTGGCGAGTCGTCACCAAACTGAGCTCCGAGTTTCCCGGGAATGCTTTTCATGGCGTCACGGTGACCCAGGATCACGGCTGTGATCTTATCCTCCATTCGTTGCTCAAGGTTTTCGTAACCCTTCCATCCTGTTCCGGATTGGCCGGTTTCGAGAAACTCAATTGTGTCCTGAGCATCAATGAGGGCAAAGTTGTTTGTCCCAATATCACGGAGTCCGGCGTAAAGAGCGTCATACTCCTCTCCCTCTAACTTGGTGGTTTTACCGATCCTAAATGGCTGCCCGTAAATCTGAATGAAATTAGCGTTAAAGCCGGTGATCATTCGGAGGAAAATCTCGTAATAAGCAACGGTGTAAAGCAATCCGTTTCCGCAAATGCTCACCCCGTTATCGCTGTCGGTGGTTGCGTAAATGCTCCAATCAATATAGCGGTTCCCGTCCTGGTCTGTCGCGGATGGGTCGTTAAATCTTATCCCTGTGAGTTGGTAAAGGAATTGGCATAGCATTTCTCTGTCCGGGGAAATGAATGCCCTGCGTTGTATCTCAATGCCCTCAATTTCGTTGCCTTTTACCCCTGTAATATTCATAAGGGAGTAACCGTAAAAAATTGCATCATGGTAATACCCGAGAATTTTCATAATCTGCTTACGCATTGATTTCTCGTTGATGAATTTTGTACCGGCCTCATTAACGCTGCCGTCAGGGTTGTATAGGGCAAATCCTTTTTTAAGAGTCAGGTCCTTTCTCCTTTTCATGCAAGCAAGGACGTGGCCGTTGATAACGGTGTCCTGGTAAATTTGCTGCATCTTAACCCGGAAAGGATTAAATGGCTGTTCCGCTTCTTTCAGGGCATTTCTCCAACTGGCAATATCAATTTTAACTCTGTCAAGAGCAACCGGGGCGTAATAACCCTGTAAGTTTTTGGCCCCTAACGCTCTTTGTAAGCGTTGCGGAAACCATGAAGGAATTTTTAGCTGTATAGCGTTCATCAATATTCAGTTTGCATGGGAATACTACCCCCAAACCGGATCCGTTGACCTTTTTTGGGTTGAATTGTTGGAAAGTCTGCAGTCAATTCGCCTCCGGCCATGCTTTGCAGCCAACCTAAAGCAGAATATTCCGGGAACATGAGTCGCCCGGCTTTCACCACTTTGTCCTCATGCTTGCCCATGTATCTCTCAAGCCTGAGCGTTGGCACGTTCTGTTGAGAAATTCGAGCATGCAAGTGGTAAATAGCAATGTCAATATAAACCTGGATCATTTTTTGGCTACGGTTGTCGCCTTTGGTCCATTTGCTTGAGTCGGTTGGTAAAGTTTCGGCAGCTACCTCATAAGCAACTCCGGCACCCCAATATGCCAATCCATTAACAGGATCGTCAGGCATAACATTTTTGTACGGTATGTTGTCCTTTGTCATGTATTGAATTGACGGGTTTCCGGATGAGCTTGGCAGGACTGCAGTATAATTTTTATCCTTCCAAAATCTCACGTCACCGGCTTTTATAGTTTCGTTTATGTCAAAGCGAGGGTTTGGCAGTTTCACATAAAACAGGTCGTTTTTGTTGCCCAGAAGCGTCCATTTTGCAGAATCAAACGCCTCGGCTGCTGTAACTGCAGTAGTGCAAACGTAGCATTTCCCCGAAAAGGTCACCAAGGCTTTCAAGGCATAGGTTGATTGATCTGAGTAAGCATCAAAGTTCAACTCAACCAGGGCCCCGGCCTTGTATGCTGTTACCATGTTGAAAACCGTGGTGTCTGTCAGCTCCTCGGATAGGTCGTATTTCTGTGAGAGGTAGCTTTTAATTTCGGTGTCGGCAATGCTTTCCGCTGCGAGTCTATTGGCATCGCTTGAGGAAATAACTTGGTTCAGGTTTGTCTCCTGAATAAGTTTAAAGTAGTCGTTAAGTACCAAATAGCCCATTTTGCAATACTATGTATTTATCCAATAGCGATAGGTTGTTATGCTACTAAAAAACGGGTGGTAAAAAGTGGGAGTAATTTCTTGTGCGGTTACAATCCGGAGGACCATAACCGCACTCCAACAGCATCAATATGAGCCTTTGATCTCTGTCTTTCCGGTTTTCAGATTGGTTGCTTTTCCGGACCGTTGGTAAAGCGTGTACTCGTGTGCAAATGCATAGCAAAGTAAATAGTCGGTGAGGTCGGTAATGTGGCCGTGAGGTTGGTATGTCACATTTGTTTTGGTGTCCCGGATTGTGGCCTTATCCTTGCGCCCGTCACTCGCCTCTTTGGTGGAGTAAAAGTCATTGATCGCCTCGTAACAATTCTCGTCAATGTAAAACTCAATGCCTCCGTAGTTTTTCTCAAGGACCTCGTTAAAGAAATTGCCCCGCATGACAACTGACGGGTTTGAGTTTGATATTCTGCGTTGGGGTTTGAGGTCGGAAAGTCCGTCCGTGATCAATCTGTAAAGGTCATAACCCTTTTCGAGTTTCACATCGTCCTTGACTGAGGTTGCATCCCCGTAAATGAAAACTCCGGCCTTGTGATCCCATGAGGTGCAAATTTTAATGATCTCCCGGCAAATCCATGAGGTTGTATTGTTCGGGTTCCGGCCCAGGACCTCCTTGAGTAGATAAATCTTTTTACCGTCAATCTGAAATATGCAGCACGGGAAATAAGGGTTGACGTTCTCATCAAACGAAATGTGGAGAGGGAGGAGCTTGTTGTATTGCAGTTTTTTGACGTGTATCTCGCCTCTGAATTTCTTGTAAAACTCTCCTCCGGTTACGATCTTACCCCAATTACCCAGGGCGTAAACCTCGTAATAGGCATAATCATTCAGCCTGTCATTCTCAAAGTCGTCAATGACGTGCTGATCAACATAACCTCCGATCTGTTCAAATGGGACGAGTTTATTGAGCTGCTTATCGTATTTGTATTTCCATTTCCCAACGATAAAATAGTTGTCCAGGTAGTTGCTCTTGAAAATTACCGAGTTTCCTTTTTCGCTGATTTTTTTGGAGGATATTTTGGAGGGAACATCGAGCCAAGTATCTTTATCGAATATCTCCCTCTTGATCCAATGCATTTCCGAAATTGGGTTGAATATGCCAATGATCTGTTGGCCTGGTCGTCCCCTGAGTCGCTTTTTGATTTGCTTAAAATCCTCTATTGTGAATTGGTTGACCTCCTCCAGGATAACCTTTTTGAAACCGGAAATACCTTTTACCTTTTCGCTGTCGTCCAATCCACGGAAACGGACGTAACTGCCGGTTGTGCACTCAATGTATCGGTTTTGAATTTTGAAAATGCTTTCAAGTCCCCACTCCCCTATAATCGTGACAAAGTCGTTGTAAATACTGTCGTCAATGTCGGAGCCAAACTTTCGCATGACCATGACGTTGTAATCCTTCGCGCACATCATTTCCTTGATCGTGAGCTGAACCTCAGAGTAAGTTTTGGAGGCAGAGGAGCCTCCCATCAACCAAATAAAACGGATGCTGAGGTCGGCATGGGCTTTCTCAAGCTCCCAATATACCTCGTTGAATAGTTCGGGGTTTAGGTCAATTTCCATTACTCGTCATATTATTTCCGAAAAGCGTTACAATTTTACAATAAAGCGTTATTTATTTCCCGTTTTGCGTTTCAAATTTCCGTTTTTTGATATTTTCCTTTTGTAGTACGCCCGTTTCTTACATGAGTCGGAGCAATACTTTCTCCTTTTCTTTACTTCAAAGAATTCAGAGCAATTATCACACTTGCAATAAATGGGAATTTTGTACTTTAACACGGACTAAAAGTACAAAAATAGGATTAAAAGAGCTTTGTGGTGTACCGGAAACCTTGAAACCCTCGGAAATAAATTTTATGGGGTGCTTTAACCATTGGACCAACCATCAAAATCCGGGGCCAGGTTACAGACTTTACAACTGTTCCGTTTCTCACATTGGTAATCCCTGTGTCATAACCGGCATATTGTAATCGGTATCTGACTTGGTTGCAGACAATGACGTAAACGTAAATGATTTTGCCCTCGTGCTTTGGCCGGTTCTTACATTTGTTGAGCCAAACGCATTGCTCGTCCTTGAAAGACTCCTCAAAATCCCGAATGAATGCGAGTAATCCACCCCCCTCTTTGATAAGGTCAGCGCCCCAG